TGCCAGACACAATTCTACCAAGTTCCTACGAACGATAATCCGGCAGTAAGTTCCGTAACTGGAGGGACTGCCACGTATCAATCCTATAAAAAGGATCGTTACCCGTTCATACCTAACTCGGTTCCACTCCCTGTACCGAAAAATCCTTTTTCAGTACTTCACATTGCCAACGCCCTTGCATTGCTGACAACAGCTTTCCGGCGTTGATATGACATTTAAGGTTTAACCTCTATGCCACAAATTGCTAATATCGTCATTGATGACGGTCAAGCTATACCGGTTGCTCGTACGTTTGCTGTTCAACGTGCTCAAGTAGGTGATGATTCCCCTGCTGAGTTTTATGAGAAGACTGCCGGTTCGATTAACGGATATCTCCGTTTATCGGTTCTTACACGCCGTGCGAAGGTAGGTAACTCCTTTAAGACGCAGATCAAAATCGCTCTTCCTGTGTTAGAGACAGTAGCTGGTACGTCGCCTTCGGGCTATGCACCGGCTCCTTCTGTAGCATATACGAGCTTAGCGACGGTTGAGTTTACTCACCCGGAACGCTCTACTCTCCAGAACCGCAAAGACCTTTTGGCCTATGTGGCAAACGTACTTGATAATTCAAGTATGGTTTCTCTGGTGACTAATGCTGAGACTTTCTACTAATAAGTGGATGTCTCTTTCATCGCTAACGTTAGGATTTTGATAGATGAAAATGTTTAAAACTTTTCATGATAAACAGTTACTGTTCATCGACGTCTGTATGGACCTCCTCGAGGGGATTAACACCCCGTATTCACTTAGCGTAGCTTTGCGGCTACGCCTTGGTAAATACGGGTTCCGCTCGGTGAATCCATTGGATTACCTAGACTCTCAATCATACTTACTAGATGCACAAGCGTACGGTCTTGTTTCCAAGACTCCATACTTAAACACCGGAATTAATCTCTCCGGTGTTGCAATTAGTAAGTTCTTTGAGAACGAGACGAAATGTAAAAACAGTAATGCTAGGATCACCACCATACGTAACCAAGAGAATCTTGTTTACAACCGCATGCTTTCTACAGCACGTGGTTTCATTTTGAATATGATAGGGGATTCACCATTACCGCTTGAAGCATTTCGCTTCGGTCCTGGGGCGACTACGTCCCTTCGTGCACATACTGCGTGTTTGATAAACAAAGTTGCGCATACACCTGACGTTTGTTCCGTTGCTTTACCGCAACTCTTAGATCTGACCAGAGGTACTCTCTATGAACAAACCATTACCAAAAGAGATTTTGTCTCGATTGTCAACCATAATTGCTTCACGTCTGTCCCTAAGGACGCGCGCGGCAATCGTGGTATTGCTATTGAGCCAGATGGGAATATGGTCGTCCAATTATCATTGGGCAACCAACTGCGACGCCGATTGCGTTTGGCAGGTTACGATCTCGATTATTTATCAGATCATCACCGCTACTTCGCCCGAGTCGCTTCCAGCTATGGAAACTTCGCAACCATAGATCTCTCAAGTGCTTCAGATTGCATATGTTCCGAACTCGTAAAACGTCTGTTACCAATCGATTGGTGGGTCGCCCTTAATCGGGCTCGCTCACATTCGACTGTCATAAACGGTAATTCCATACCCTTAGAGAAATTTTCTTCTATGGGGAACGGATTTACTTTCGAGTTGGAGTCGCTTATTTTCCTTAGTATTTGCCATGCGGCATCTATTGAGTATGGTAAGCCGCTCCGCGGAACATTCCATTGGAACCTCATGCTCCCCAACTCAGTTGGGATCCTCGAAAACAAAAGATTCACGGCAAAGAAAGAATTTTATTCGGTCTTTGGTGATGATATCATTTGTCGCACCGAGCATGCTGATTTGGTTATCAGCATGTTGAGTTTCCTTGGGCTTGATACGAATAAAGCTAAAACCTTTACTTACGGACCCTTTAGGGAATCCTGCGGTGCAGATTTTTTCAATGGCATAGATGTCCGTCCGATCTTCATTAAAGAACTTAATGATGGTCTCATGGGCCTTATGCAGCTTTATAATCAGGTTTGTCGGATTAGTGAGAAACTGTTCCATGTTCCTCATTTCTTCCAACGCGCCCTTAAACGTATCCTGTCTCATATTCCCGAGAAATCTCGTCTCTATGGGCCGTTCTCCAATATGGATAATTGGCTTATCGAGCCTGATTCCTCGAAATATATTTTCTCTCGTAAAATGAGAAAGAGACAGATCAATCTGATTCGTTGTCATATCTTCACCCCGAATCTTCGGGCTATAAGAGAAGACTCCGAAAATCTTCTGCTCTATGCCTTGTTAGGCGGCGAGTCAAAAGGCTACACAACACGTGGACAACAATTGTTTTCGCGTGTGGGTTACTTACATCCATTGTAAGCAGGTG